TGTGACCGAGCGAGCAGCCTCGCGACCGTTGGAGATAAGGCGGCTAAAGGCAACTCCGGGAGAGAAATTTTTCTCTTGCCCACATACCCCAAGTTCTGCTATCAATTTGCATATGATGGCGATGAACCGCAGCCGAGTGCTGCAGATCAGCCAAGCACCTCGAAATCAGATCCGGTCATGTCGGAGCAGCTGGACGAGGTATCACACCAAGTTGGTGGCGGATGGCCGGCAAAAAGAATTTCCTTAAGAGAAAAAAGTCTCTTGCCCAAACACCCCATTTTCAGCTACATACTTCACTACGATGGCGGTGTAGCGACGCCGATCAATACTCTACCCGATCGCGACGGGCGAAATTCATTGGCTCGATGTGTCTACCAATGAGGGCTGACACCGCATGAGCGGCAAGACTTCCAACTTCCACAATTCTCTAAATGACCAGGGGCAGTCAATGCCGCTTGTTATGATGCTGTCGCTTATGCAGGACAGATGGACGGCCGGAAAAAGCGACGGTGCGGCCGACCTGGCTCGCGCGGCCGCCCCACATCTTCATTCTAGACGCGCAAGTGTTGCTTCGCCGGCGCCGATGAACCTGGAGTTGCATAGCGCTTCAGATGCCGAGATTGAACGACGAATCAAAGCTATGGCTGGGTGAGCGCGAGCTTCGCCGGCAAATCCGGACCTCACTGATTGATTGGGCCCGTTTTGCTTTAGCTCCTTTCGGACACCAACCTGCGCGGCATCATATCAGGCTGGTCGAGGAACTGACAGATGTCAGCGTGGGCGCATGTGACCGGCTGATGGTGTTGATGCCGCCGGGCTCGGCAAAGTCGACTTATGCGTCGGTTCTGTTTCCGGTCTGGTGGTTCACGCAGCATCCATCCAGCGCGGTCATTGCGGCGTCGCACACGGCCGATCTTGCCGCGCATTTTGGACGCCAGGTGCGTAACCTGATCGCCGAGCACGAAATGCCGCTCGGCTATGGCCTGGCGCGCGACAAACGGGCGGCATCGAGTTGGCAAACAACACGGAAAGGCAACTACCACAGCGTTGGTGTTCGTGGTCCGATTGTCGGTCGCCGTGCGGATCTGGTGCTGATCGATGATCCGGTGAAGTCGCAGGCGGAAGCGGACAGCGCTACCCAACGTGACCATGTGTGGGCCTGGTATCGCTCGGACCTGATCACCCGGCTCAAGCCAGGCGGTCGGATCGTGCTAATCATGACGCGGTGGCACGAGGATGATCTGGGTGGCCGCATCTTGCGCAACCCGGAGGGTTGGCGGTGTCTGTCACTGCCGGCGCTGGCGGAGGCGGATGATCCGCTCGGGCGCCGAGCGGGTGACGCGCTGTGGCCGGAATGGGAGGGACAGGAGGCGCTGGCGCGCAAGCGGGCGGCCGTCGGAGAGCGCGCGTGGGCGGCCTTGTTCCAGCAGCAGCCGCGCCCCTTGAATGGCGGGTTGTTCCGTATCGAGCGGATTGCAACGATAGAGGTGGCACCTGCGGCGATTGCTGTTGCGGTGCGTGCCTGGGATCTGGCGGCAACGGCCGACGTCGATGGACACGACCCGGATTGGACAGTTGGCGTCAAATTGCTGCGCGACACGTCCGGCGGCCTGATTGTTGCGGACGTGGTTCGTCTGCGCGGTGGGCCGGGCGAGGTGGAGGAGGCTATTGCGAACACGGCGCAGCGCGATGGCGTTTCGGTGGCGGTAGGATTGCCGCTGGACCCGGGGCAGGCCGGGCGATCACAGGTGCTCTATCTGACCCGGCGGCTGGCCGGGTTTCGGGTTGTGTCTTCGGCAGAATCGGGCGCGAAAGCGACCCGCGCGATGCCGATAGCGTCGCAATGCGACGGGGGAAATCTGGCAATTGTTCGCAGCGCCTGGAATGCCGCGTTTCTGGAAGAGCTGCAGGCGTTTCCGAATGGCAGCAAGGACGACCAGGTCGATGCGCTTTCACGTGCATTCGATATGACGATTGCACCCGCAGCGCCGGCGCGGAACGTCAAGCATTCGCTGCTGGCGCGTTGAACACGCGATGGGCTGGGCGCGAGTGGTTGCACCTTCGGGGATGATGATCAGCTTGGCGCGAAAAAGCCGGATTTGAGATAGCGGCCGGACCGCGCAAGTGGTGGGGCTCGATGGCGGCGGGTTGACGGGTCGGCGTGATCGGATGGAAAAAATGGCCGGTGACGATCACTGGATGGATCAAGGACGCCAGTACCATGGCTGGTTCGGGCATGGTACTTTGCCTCTGGCCGACGACCAGGAGAGTGACACCAAATCCGGGCGCCTCTTTGATCCCGGCAGCGTTGGACAGCGGATAGACGAAGTTGCCCGCGTGGCAACGGGGCCGGCGGCGCTGCGTTATGCCAGGCCGGTTGCCTCGCAGTCATTAGCACGATTTCGAACCGCAGTTGCCGTCTGGTATGCCGCTTCGAGCCTCAGCGACGAGGATTTTGCCCGGCTGCTGGGGCGATACACACCGACGAAGTTTATCGGGCGTTGCGTAGCGCTGCCCGTGGCATAGTGGAAGCCCGCAACCAGCACGCACTCGGTGCGGCTGATATTTCATGCCCTTCAGACTGGAAATGCCACGCCGCCGGTGGATGGGAAAGGCCCGGCGACGATCATGCCGGCGAAGCCACCGCACGACGCGAAAGATCCTGAAGGCGCGAAAGCGCCAGGAGATCCCCCGTCGACGTTTTTGGTTCGGCAACTCCCTGGTCGCCGACGAATCACGCCTCGCGATGACTTCCTGGCTGTTGCTAAGGATTAGCCGATCATTGCGCGCGAACGCTGTTTGGAGTATTCGGAAAATTGTTTTATACGGTGTCCGCAACGATCCCGCAGGACCGGGACTATCCTGCGCGCGTGCCGGATGGTTGTCGAGGACAGCATCACGTTGCTGTTTGGGGAAGGTCGGTTTCCCGGTGTCGCATGCGCCGACGGTCAGTTACAGCAGGTGATCTCCGACATCGTCAATGAGACCATGTTGAATCGGGTCATGCTCGATGCCGCCCTGCGCGGGTCGGTCGGTTCGGTAGTGGTGGTACTGCGGGTGTTTCATGGACGGCTGTTTTTCGAGGCGATGGATACGCTTTACCTGACGCCGGTGTGGCGGCGCGATGCGCCGGATACGCTCGAGACCGTCACCGAACGGCGCAAAGTGAAGGGCGCGTTGCTGCGAGAGCAGGGTTATGACGTTGCTGACCCCGATCTGGGTGCTGACTTCTGGTTCATGCGGGTGTGGGACCAGCGCGACGAGAAATGGTACATGCCGTGGCCTGTTGCGAATGCGGCGGAGACACTGCGCCGCGATCCGACGCGCTCGGTCGCTCATAATCTCGGCTTCGTGCCGATGGTGTGGATCAAGAATCTGCCAGGCGGGGACGAACTCGATGGTGCCTGCACGTTCCGGCCGGCTGTTGAGACGAGCATTGAAATCGACTATCAGCTCTCGCAGGCCGGGCGGGGGCTGAAATACAGTTCCGATCCGACCCTGCTGCTGAAAGAACCGGCGACATCGGACGGCAATCTGGTGCGGTCGGCGAGCAATGCGATCGTTGTCAGTTCCGAGGGCGACGCCAAGCTGCTGGAGATCAGCGGCACGGCGTCCTCGGCCGTCATCGAGTATGTACGCACGCTGCGAGAGATGGCGCTGGAGACTATCCATGGCAACCGCAGCAGTGCCGACCGGATATCTGCTTCGCAGTCCGGCAGGGCGATGGAATTGCTGTATGCCCCGCTGATCAGCCTGGCGGACAATCTGCGGGTGAGCTATGGCCAGGACGCGTTGCTGCGGTTGTTACGGATGGTGATCAGGGCCTCGCATGTGTATCCGCTGCGTGTGTTCGGGCAGCAGATCCCCCCGCTGCCGCTGGATCAGCGGCTGGTGTTGAAGTGGGGGCCGTGGTTCAGCGCCACCTATGCCGACAAGGCGCAGCAGGCGCAGGCGATCGCGACCGCCAAGCAGGCGAATGTGATGAGCCGGCAGACGGCGGTGACGGAGTTGGCGTCGAACTACGATGTCGAGAATGTAGCGCAGGAGCTTGCGCGCATAGCGGCTGACCAGGAGTCGCCTTCCGGACGGCGCCGGCCCGATGCCGGGAACCCAGAGACTTCAGAGGAATGATGTCTGATTCACAGAGCCACGCCAGTGATGCACCCGACGACGACGCCCCGGTAGAGGTTGCCGATCGACCGCGCGAGCCGACGCCGTACGAGAAGAAGCTGCGCACCGAGGCACGGCAGCATCGTCTGGCCCGTGTTGAGGCCGAGCGGCTGCGCGAGGAGGGTATTGCGGCCGCGCGGAGTGACGCCGACGCGCGTATCGCTGCGGCGGCGGCGGTGGCCAATGAGCGCATCATTCGGGCCGAACTCAAGGCCCATGCGGTGAAAGCCGGCATCGTTGACCTTGATGGGCTGCGGCTGCTCGATGTCAGCAAAGCCCGCATGAATGATGCCGGGGAAGTCGAGGGTGCTGAGGCGCTGATCGGCGACCTCCGGACTGCCAAGCCGTACCTGTTCGGCGGGTCTTCGAGCAGCAGTACCGCCAAACCACCGGCTGAGCAGATGCCATCGACGAAGAAGGCCAAGGAGATGACGCCAGACGAATGGCGGGTGGCGCGCGCCGCGATCATCAAGCGCCGCTGACACTGCTATCCCGGCCCTGCCGGGAGACCGAGAAAACGCCTATCGGGGTTCGACACCCAGGGGCTCGCACAACCGAACAGCGAGGACCCTGATCCATGGGCATTTCCAATTTTCCCACTTCCCTGCAGCCGATCATCCAGGACGGCTTTCTGGAGCGCGAATTTCAAGAGGCGCTGGTATCGAAGCTGTGTTACCGTTCCGTTGCCGATAAAGAACAGTTTGCCATCGGAATCGGTGAGACCTTGACCAAGACGCGGCCTGGCCTCAAGGCTTCCGTCACCACGCCGATGGCGCCGAGCAGCAATACCAATCTCGATAACGGCCTGACGCCCACCTACGAGAGCGTGGAGCAGTACACGATTTCGATCAACATGTATGCTGCGACAACCGATCTCAACATGGTGACCACGCGGGTCGGCATTGATGGGCAGTTCCTGCTGAACGCCAAGATCAACGGCGAGCAGGCCGCCCGCAGCCTGGATGAACTGGCGCGCAATGCCTTGTTCAGCTCTTATTTCGGGGGCAACACCCGGGTCATCACGACGCTGGGTTCTGCCAATCCGACCATTCACGTCGACGACGTGCGTGGCTTCCAGGATGTGTTCGGTTTCAGCGGTCTCGGCAGCATAGCCAACGGATCGCAGTCGCCGACGCAGTTGTCGGTGTCCAGCAGCAACACCCTGCTCTGCACAGTGGGGGCCGACGCCTATACGCTGATCGGGGTGACGCTAGACGGCACCAACGTGAGCACTGCGCCGAACGGCATCAGCGGGACGCTGACGTTTTCGACCAGTGTCACGGTGGCGGACGGGACCGCGGGGAACAGCGTGCAGGCCTCCAATGCCTCCAGCATCGTGCGTCCCTCCGGCCGCACCAACACGTCGCTGGTTCAGGCGGCCGACACGCTGACGATGTCGAACCTTCTGGATGCGGTGGCGACGTTGCGCAAGAATGCGGTGCCGGAGATCGAAGGCGTCTATAACTGCCATCTGGACCCGGTTTCGGCGCGGCAACTGTTTGCCGATCCGGATTTCAAGCAATTGTTTCAGGGTGCGACTTCGGCCAATCAGGTTTTCCAGAGCGGCATGACCAACCCGTTCCTTGGCTTGCGTTTCATGCCGACTACGGAAGCCTATGTGCAGGCCAGCCCGACGGTTAGCGGTTTGAATATCCGCCGCCCGATCATTTGCGGTCAAGGTGCACTGGTTGAAGGCACCTATGCCGGCATTGCCGCCGCCGATGTCGCGCCGGCGGACAGCATCGTCACGGTGGTGGACAATGTGGCGATGGTGACCCGCGAGCCGCTCGATCGGTTGCAGCAGATCATCGCGCAGTCGTGGTATTGGATTGGCGGCTACTGCACGCCGTCGGACGTGAATACCAACACCGCCACCATCCCGACCGCAACAAACGCCGCCTACAAGCGTGCCGTCATGATCGAGCATGCTGGTTGAACCTGATGGCACGCGCAACGACACCAGGCGAGGTGACGGCTGCCAAAGCCGCCGCCCCGCCGCTGGCTGCCACCTCGAACGTGCATGTCGGGCTGCCGCTGGAGAATTATGCCGTGATCTGGAACGGCTGTGTGGTCACCCATACCAGGGGGCTTCGCATGTCTTGTGAAACGGCCTTGAAAACCCTGCTGCAGGCGACCGACAAAGCCATTACCTGGGAGAGCTGATCATGGCCAACTCGGCCATCTACTTGGGCGACCAGCAAGCCACGCAGGCTGCCATGGCCTATGGGGTGATTGTTGAAGAGACTGCCGCGCGCATGGATGCTTTCGGCTTGCCCGCGGGGATCGCCGACTATGTGTTCAGCGCAACCTGGACGCAAATGTACAATCGCGAAACTTTGTCTTTTCGGCCTGGTGTTCCCTATGCCGTTGATGCGGCGCTTCGGGCCGCGCTGACCGCCGCCAACGCACCCGTGACGGCGGCCTGAGCATGAGTACCGGGACAATCCAGCCGTTCGAACCGATCGCCACAGCGACGATAGCGGCGAGTACCAGCAGCGCCGCGGCCGCGCTGCCGGCGTCGGATTCGATACTCGTATTCAACAGTACCGGTGTCACGGCGTTTGTGACCGTTGGCGCGACGACAGCCACTTCGGCAGGAACGCCGGTTCCGCCCGGCGCGCGCCAATTGTTCGCTGGTGGGCCGTATGTGACGTCCGCGGCCGTTGTCCTCGGGAGCGGTTCGGGGAACGTGTACTTCACCGCGGGACAGGGGACGGCATACTGATGGCCAACTTCTTCAGCGGCTATCTCGCGCAAGGCACGGGCAGCGGCGGCTCGTTTGTCGAGAACGCAACGAGTGGCTATGCGCGGCAGGCGGTGACCCTGGCAGCCTCAAGCTATGGCCAGACCGGCCTCAATGCCGGCGTGACCTTCCCCGGGCTGGTGGGGGCGTACACCGTCACGCAACGCGCACTGTATGATGCGGCGAGCGGTGGCAACCTGATCATGTGGTGGGCGCTGCGAAGTCCTGTGTCGATTGCTGCGGGCGGGACTGACACGCTCGCTTCAGGTTCGTTCAGTCTCATGTTCCCTGATCTCGTGACGTTCCTGGGTTCGACAGTACTGCAGTGGACGGCCGGGATCGTGGTCGGTTCTACAAGCTTTTCGACGCCGGTTTATGCGGGTGTGGCGATTGCCTATACCGGCGGCAGTATGGAGGCGAGCAGCTCGGCTGGGTTTGGCGGCGGCGGCGGCGGGACCAGCTACACGTTCGGCACCGGCCTGTCGAATTTCTCGGGCACCGTCACGGTCAACTATGGCACGATTTCGGGCACCGCGGCGCAGGGCAATGACAGCCGCCTTGGGCTCGCCAGCACATCGTTGCAGCCTGCTGCTCTGCCGGCCACGACGGGGCTGTATGGGGGCACCAATTCGGCTGGCATGGCGGTGGGGATCACGGTCGGTAGCGGCCTGACCCTGACCGGCACGACGCTGACCAGCAGCGGCGGGGGCGGCGGCGGCGCGCCAACGGCGTCGACGACGTTCTCGCCGGCGATCTACATCGCCGGCAGTGCGAGCGGGGCTTCGTATACGACTCAGTCCGGACGATACCTGCAGACCGGCGCGCTAACCGTGTTCGACCTTG